TTAGTTTGTAATATAAAAATTATACATGATTCATTATTATACGGAAAGGATAATACACCCTTTATGAGTGTATTGAATCAAATTAAAAAGAATTATAAAAACTTAGAGATAATATAAGATATTATATACCATATATTTCAAGTGTGTAAATGCAAAATTATGAATTTACTATTTTTAATAAATTACCATGTCATTTAATTCATATAATAATAAATTACACAGATGTTTTAGTAGTAAGAAATGGTAAATATATGAATAGAATTACAAACAATGATTATAGATACGAGTTATTAGAGGGAATACCAAGACCAAGAGAGATTTTTTCTGGAATAACAGATTTTATAATTACTATAAATTTGATAAATAAAAAAAAACCAGAATGTTATATTTTAACTTTTGGTTTAATTAATAATGCAAATATTCATGTACTATCTGTTAAATTCTGTACTATAACAGAGGATAAATATGAATATAAACATAATCATGTAAAAACACATGATAATTATTTATTTGATATTGATAATACTTGGAAAAATCAATTTTATAATAATATTTAATTTTATAATAATTTAAAATGATTGTGTATATAAATATTAAATGGTACTATATACTATATTATATTTTTTTTATCTCTTAAATGGTAGTGTGAATTGTTTATTTAATAAACATCATAATAATATATTATTAGTTAAAAATTTAAATAAAAATCCATTTGGTATTAAATATTATGAAAATTATTTGAAAAATAAATATAATAAATCTGAATTTATAAATAATTTACCTTCAATATATTCAAATCAAGAAAATGTTAATAATGTAAAAAAGTACCATATAACAAAACCAGATTTTATTGAGAAAATAAAATATTTAAATTCAAAAAATGGGACTATTCAAAATAACAGTATTTTAGGTTTAGATAATGTAGAAGATTCATTATTAAATGAAAATGACACCTCTATATCATCTAAACCAAAATTGCATATAGTGATAAATAAATCAAATTTTTTAGAGTCGTTGGGTATTCGTTTTAATAATGATAATAACAATGAAGAACAAGGTGACGGAAATTTTGAAGATGATGATGAAACCGGTAGAAGAAGTTATGTTGAAAGAAAAACAACTAAATCAAAAAATTTTGAAATTGTAAAAAACTCAAATGTATTTTTTAAGGATGTGGGTGGGTATGAAAATGTTAAACGTGAACTAGAACAATGTGTAGATATATTAAAAAATTATGAAAAATATATGAAATATAATGTAAGGATTCCTAAGGGTTTAATATTAGAAGGACCACCCGGGACCGGTAAAACATTATTAGCCAAAGCGTTAGCTGGAGAATCAAAATGTAATTTTGTAGCTGTATCAGGGTCCGATTTTCAAGAAAAATATGTTGGTGTTGGTCCTACAAGAATAAAAGAGTTATTTGGTTTGGCAAAAAAAAATATTCCGTGTATTATATTTATTGATGAAATAGATGCATTAGGAAGAAAAAGATCCAGTGATGGAGAAAGTTCGTCTAATGAAAGAGATAATACATTAAATGCATTATTGGTTGAATTAGATGGTTTTAAAAATAATTCCGGAATATTTTTAGTAGCTGCAACAAATAGAGTTGATTTATTAGATAACGCTCTTATAAGACCCGGTAGAATAGATAAAAAAGTATATATTGGGTTACCCGATAGTTCTACAAGAGAAGCCATTATAAATATACATATAAATGGTAAACCTTATTGTGATTCTATCGGATTAAGTGAACTAGTTGAAGTTACAGAGGGGTTATCCGGTGCTCAAATTGAAAATTTACTGAATGAAGCAATGTTAAATGCGCTTAGAATGAATAATACACAATTTTGTTATAAAGATTTTGATTTTGTTATGAATAAAATGATTGCAGGATGGCAACCAATTGAACACGAATTTACATCTGATATTATTGATCATATAGCAATTCACGAAATGGGACATGCGATAGTTGGTTTTCTCTCAAAGTATCATTCTAAAATGTCTAAGGTAGTAATTAATTTGTCATCACCAAAGAGTCCTGGTTATACGGTATTTAAGAGTTCTACATCAAATATTTATACGAGGGAAGCGTTATTTGAACATTTAATGATATTATTATCAGGTAGAATTGCAGAAGAAGTGTTTTATAATGTAAGTGTTACAACTGGTGCGATAAATGATTTTGAAGAAGCGTTAAAATTAGCAGAAAAAATGGTTGTTTATTATGGTATGGGAAGTAATATTATTTATCCTAGCACAAGTGAAAAATATAAAGAATTAATTGATAATGATGTTATAAATTTAATAAATAGTGCATATAGTTTTGCAGAAATTATAATATTAAATTGTAAGGATTTAATATATGAAACTTCTGAACTTTTAAAACAAGATAAGCTGTTGAAAGCCGAAAAAATAAGTGATTTAATAAATACAAAATATAAACATATTTTAGATTTAAAAATAGATTAAAAATAGATTACAACTTTAGAAATTTAGAAGGACAATTTTTATATATAATTTTTTATATATAAAAAAATTGAATTAATATAATAAATAGAATACTTATCATAATACAATATAGAGAAATGGAACCTAACCCTGAATTAAATAATGTAGTTATTGAAGGTAATAATTTACCTGAACTTCCAAAGAAAATAAAAAAATCAAAACCTAAAATATTAATTATTGAAGAAGATGATAAAATAGAGATAAATACATTTGAATTAATAGTACCAATACCTGATTGTTTTGTGTCTCAATATTTAAAATTATCAAACGGAAAAAATGGACATGGAGAAAGACGATTATATACTGGTGATAATAATAACAATAATGAATATATTTGTAAAAAACCTTGGCTTATAAATTATCCAAGTAATTATAAAAATGAGATAGAAGAATTGTTAGATGATGATGAAAACTTTTCTAAACATTGTGATGACAGAAAAAGTATTGTATATAATGCTATTGATAGTTGTAATAAAAAATTAATTAATATTTCAACTCAAAATGGCAATGAAGATGTTAGAAGATATTATATTGGACCCAATAAAAATAATAAAGAAAACATAAAATTATATGACACATTTAGATGTTCTGTTATTCCTAAATTATATTCTTTAAAACTAATAGAAAAAGATGAATATTTTGAATGTAATATAATTAAAAATGAAATTATCGATAAAAAACAAAAAAATAAAAAAACTTCAAATGCTTGTGTTGAATGGTTAACTTATTTGTCTAATATGCTTTGTATAGAAATACAGCATGAACACAATAAAGGTGAGTTTCAACTGAGAAATCCAAAGAATGGATACTTTTGGCCTGTTGATGGTTATCATAATTGTAATTTACATAAATGTTCAGGAAATTTAGAAAATCCTTGTCAATATAATAATAATATATGGGAATTTCAAGGAGATTATTTTCACGGAAATCCTCTAAAATATAATAAGGATGACACATTTCATGGAATTTCTTATTTAAAAAAACATAATAAAGATTTAGATAAGAAAAAATTTTATGAAGAAAAGGGATATAATGTTAATATAAAATGGGAGAGTGAATGGGTAGAAGACAAAAAAATAATGAAAAAAAATAACATTAAATGGTTTTAATTTAGAAATATTTAAATGATATGTGTTAGTTAAATTAATATAAATTACTTATATTTTTTATTATTTCCATAAGAACATTTACAACAATGCTGTTTCCTGCTTGTTGATACATTCTAGTGTCAGAAACTACTATTTTAAAATTATCTGAAAACCCCATCAATCTTAAACATTCTCTAGGGGTTAGTTTGCGTAATTTGCCATATTTAGTTACATAATTATCTACCCCAGCTCTATGCATTTTATGAACACTTGATAAAATAGGTCTTGCTATTTGTAAATCTATTTCAGGCTTCATATTAAATCCTTTAGTTCCACTTTTTAACACATAATCTCTTACACTATCACTTAAATAATATTTATCAGGTATATCTCTATATTCAAATACAAAATCACCATGCCAATTAAATTGTTGATTTTTTTTTTGACATAATGCTATTTCACCATTTATCTGAGTATATTTTTTTGTTAAATTTATATCTTTAACAGCAAATTCTTGACCTTTTTGCTGTAAATAATATTGAGTATTAACGTTATCTTCTAATAAATCTTGCATTTTAAGTGTTAATTCTAGTTTTGGGGGAGGGAAATTTATCGTGACATTTGTGTTTTTATTTATACCAATCAAGAATAATCTTTGTCTGCTTTGAGGAATGCCATAATGAGTTGCTTTTAAAATATTATAACTTATATTATAATCTAATTCGTTAAACTTTGATAATACATATTCAAACGTTTTTCCTGATTCATGTGTTGTTAATCCTTTAACATTTTCAAATATGAACATTTTAGGTTTGCATTCTTTAACCACACGAATAAATTCAAATATTAAATTGCCTCTATCATCTTCTAAACCCTTTTGTTTTCCAACAAATGAGAATGATTGACAAGGACTTCCACCAACTATTATGTCAATATTTTCATTAATGTATTTAGTTGCATTTAATTTTAATACGTCGTCATACCAATCATCTTCTTGTATTTTATAATTTTCAAAGTAACTTTTTTTAACATAAGAATCAATATCACAAGCAAATACTATTTTATGTTTTATTGATAATCTGTCTAACGCATGTTCAAACGCACCTATTCCACTAAATAATGTTCCAACTTTTAAGATTTTATCATTATTATTCTCTAAATTGGTTGTTATAATTTCATTAGTTGTCTTATCATCTTCTAATAAATATGATAATTTTTCATTATTTACATCCTGAATTATATCATCATGTTCTATTATTAATTCTACTTTTTTTTTTGGTTGCATCTTAGAGTTTATTAAATCAATTAAATCACCCTTATTTTTGGACTTACACTTTGTAATTCCAAGTTCTTCACACTTTACTAAAAGTTCTTGTTTAGATAATTTGGTTAAATCCATTTCTTCAATATTACAGACTATACTATTGTTATTATCCATATTATTTAATTCAATTTTTTTATTATCCAATAAAAAACTCATTTATATATTTACTAAATATTTTATTTTTAAATTAATTAACAAATTAAATATTAATATTTTGACTATCATTAAATTTTAATTGATGTTTGTTTGTATTCAAATGAGTATCCATCATAGATTTTACAAATACACCAAAATCACAGCATTCGCAATAATATTTAAATTTTTCTTTTCGTTCTTCTTTTGTTGAATGATTATTAAGAATATGGTTTAAATAATTGTTCTTGTTATAATTCTCAAAACTGCACTTATTACACTTATAAAGTGTCTTATCACATCTTTCTTTTCTTTTACCTGTTTTATGTAAGGTAGTTTCTAAATGTTGTTTATAACAAGAAGCGATATCAGTTCTATAATTACACTTTTCACAATAAAATTTGCTTTCCATATTATTTTATATATAATTAATATTTAAATATATTTAGTAAAATCAAAATTATTCAATTTTTTAATTAAATATTATTTTCGTAAAATTATTTAAAAATAAAATATTTAGTAAATATATAAATGGGAAAAGAAAAAGGAAGTTTTCCAAGATTTCAGGAATACTGAAAAATCTGCCTATAAAACCCTAAAAATTCCTTTGAAAACGATTTTACTTAATCGTGATACAATGCAACATGTTATAAATAACTTGGTTTTTGAAATGAATGATTTAGTGATACATACTTATCAATTTATTCGGTTATATGTTCTGTATTGTTATTCCAATAATAAACCCTTACCTGAATTAAACGATACATTTATTTCTTATTGTATCAACACGTTAGGAACACGAGATAATATAGGTAAAAAATGCAAAGATACAGAACTTTTAGAATCATTAGAAGAAATTTACAATAGTGAATTAAAAGAAATAATGCATGGTAATGGTCCACGTAAAATAAAAGAAAATAAATATGGGTATTTTGAAGCAACCATTAAAAAGGAAAAAAGTATGGACTTGGGATGAATTACAAAATAGACCATTTATTGGTACAGCAAATAATAACTATTGGTTTTATCCTTGCTATATCGATATAGATGATAAATCTACTTTAAAATGGCGGTTTTTCTATTATATTTATGTTTATGTTTAATTCAAACCTATATTTCTATTTTCTATAAATTTCAAAAACCAAATTATTATATATATTTATAATATGAATAATAATTTTATTTTATTTTTTTACATTGTTGTAATAGTATTATTTTTATTTTTATTCTATAATTTAAAAGTCTATAATTTAAAATTTATAGAAAATTATAAAAATAATACTAAAAAAGAAGCAAATGATACTAAATATTGGGGATTAGATTATCATAACAGTTTACAAAATGATAATTATTGGGTTCCTCAATTAAATTTGCACCAGGTGCATATATTTTATGATCCTGATTATGAAGAAAGTTAAATATCTAATGATATTGTATTATTAGCCGACTTCTTACGACGTCCAGTTCGTTTAGGCATATTTCCTTCAGATTGTAATTCTTTTAGGTCACTAATACTTATTGTACTACTATCATTAACACTTTGTGATTGTTGATTAGATTCCTGAATATTTATAGTTTTTGTTTTTAATCCAGAGAGAATATCTGATATATCACTAGGACCCTTCATTTCTTGGCGTTGTACAGGTCGTTTACTTGTTCTTTCTTGTAAATCAGGTCTTTCAAAATTCTCTCTAAGACTAATACCATCATCTGTAAAATTACTGCGTCCTAAATTATAACTTTGACTATTACTATAATTATTATTACCAGGTCTTCCCATTGGTGGCGGAATAGAGTTTGGACCTTGTGTGGCTAATGGTGGTGGTGGTCCCATACCTTGAGATGGTCTAGGTTCAGGATTCATCATATTACTCATAAATCCTGAAAACCCAGGTGATGTTTGCGCCATAGAATTAACTGCTGCATTTTGAAATGAACGCATTAAATCAGGATTTTGTCTTAGAATATCGTCCATACCAGGCATGGCACTCTTAAACATAGTATTTGTCATGTGTACCATCATAGCACTTCCTCCTAATTGGAAGAGTAATTTTAATTCAGGCGCCATAGATGCTTTACTTTTATATTTTTCATATAATTCAGAAAAAACATCATCATAATCTGTTATATTCTCTTGAAGTTGTTCGCTCCAACCATCTAATTTAATATCAAATGGGTCAAATTTATTATTTAAAAATTCAATACCATTAATTACTGCCATAAGCATATTACCTTGAAATTTTACAGAATTTTGTTTAGTTTTTTCTTCCATAATAGTTTCATATTCACCTTGCATTTCTTGAAGCGATGATTCCATATTATATTTTTTTGACAACTCAACTCCTTTCTTTTCAAGAGCTTCCAATTTTCTAAGATATTTAAATTTCTCTCTTAATAGTTCTTCCTTTGACATTTTAGGTTCCATTGGTATGGATTTATCTGGATTTAATGGTATATTATTAAATTTTCCATATCCATCCCATGTTTTATTATCATTTTCTGTTTGAGCAGTAGATTGACCAATATTACTATCACTAAATCTTACAGATGTTGGTTTATCATCAAAATTAATACTTGAACCACTAAATAAATCTGATTTTGGTTTATATGATGTATTAAAAGGAATATCATCGACTAAATCGTTTAAATCATTTTCTAAATTATTTAGGTCATCTAAATCAATATCGCTTATTTGTTTATTTCCTTCCTTAACCTTATCGTTCATTAACAATTCAAGACCACCACCAAAATTAGTTGATTTATTTTCGAACCCAAAGTCGTTGTTATTTAAATCTAGTTCTGTAATTTCTATTATGTCAGACATACTTATTCATTAAATAGAACATTTAATTTTAAGTAATACGAATTAAAATATAATATATTATAAAAATTAATATATTTTATAATTTTTTATTATTAATGAACCAAATACCTTGTAAAAAAGAATCAGATAAGTCATCCTTTTTTTTATGTGTATTAAAGTAGTCAATATGTTCATTAAATTTAATATCAGTTGTTATAATTCCTAAACATTTGGTTATACCTAGTTTTTTTCTATCACTATAATTATTTTTTTTTATATTCTCATTGTTTATGTCACCATTTATATTTTTACAATTTTTATCATTTGTTTTAATACTTTCATCTTTTAATTTATTTGCTGCCGATATAAATTCTATATGTTCAACAATTAAATTAGACATAACAAAATACTGAACAATCATACCTTGTATTGTTTTCATACGGGTAGCAATTGGACTAATTTGATTTTCTATAATAACATAGTCAATTTTTTCTTCATTATCAAATAATTTATTAAATTTTGTTTTAATATTAACACCAATATTAAATAAATTTACATCGGCTGCTTTTTGTCTTTCAATGAATTGAAAATAGTTATTTTTAATATATTCATTTATTAAATTTGTTAAATCTATTTTTTTTATTTTATTTTCATAATTAATATTATAACTATCTGCTATTTCATAAAGTTTTTTTATTTTTTGTTTATTAATAAATGACGGTTTTTGTTCAGTTGTTGGTATTTTAAATTTTTGTTTTTTTGAATGTTTTAAACAATAACAAATATTATCTTTTTTAAACTTGGCAGGTTTATTACATTTATTATTTTTTTCAATAAAATGGCATTGTAGTATATCTTCTTGTTCAGATATATCAACAATATCCCATTTTGTTATTTTAAATTGTTCTGTAATTTCATTTTTTTCAAAAAGACAAAACGCCAAATTTTTAATACCTACATCTATACTTAAGATTTTCATTTAGTAATAATAATTTATTAACTTATCATTATATTGTTTATAAAGTATATATTTTGTAAAAAAGTTAATTATTTCTATTTGTTTTATTTCTATTTGTTTTATTTCTATTTGTTTTATTTCTATTTGTTTTATAAGATTTTTTTCTCTTTTTTTGTGTTTTTGTATGATCTATATTTACTAGTAATGGGTCACCTACTATTTTAAAATTATTAAATAGTGTTTTAGATGAATGTCTTGACAAATTTGTATCATTGAAAAACTTATTAATAATAAATTTACTATTTTTAATTTTAAGATCATTATCTTTAAATTTTGCAAAATAGGATACAAAATCACCCTTGTTTCTTATGATATAGGTATTTGCGGGTTTACAACCTTTATATGGTGCAGGATTAAATACAATAGTTTCAAAACCCTGATCACCATATAAATATGCATAAACTGCACCTTGACTATGACCTATAGTAGTTAATTTATTTCGCAATAAACTATTGACTGTATATTCTATTAAATAATTATTTTTTTTGACATTTTTAACATCTTTAATAATATCATCAATATATTTTATTATATTATTTAAATTTGAATTTTTATTTTGGTTTTTATTTTTATATAAATGTATTAAATATTTTTTTAGTTCTATATGTCCCTTTTTTGATGTTAGATTTCTTTTAGTAATAAACTTTTCATTTTCAATAAAAAACATATTTCTAATATTATTACCAATATCATATATACTTTTAGATTTTGTGCCTTTATGTACTGCAATAAAATGAATATTATCTGGATTATAAAAAACCGCGAAATTATCATTGTTTAAATATTCATTATTTTCATCTAGATATATAAATCCTTCAGGTGGTCTAGCTTCAGTTTTATTATACATAAAAAATATAAATTCACCTAATTGATTCATAGTTAGACCTCCACCTGTCAACACCATTATATATTAAATATATAAAATTATTACCTAAATGTATTATTTATTTACAAAATTTGCAGGATTAATAGATGGTGATATTAATCTAGAATTTAATTGTTCTCTACTTAAATAAGGATTTTTTAAATCACTATTACAGTATCCAAATCCAGGTTTACT